GTAACCATGTTGTTTCGAGATTCTATATTGCCAATTTTTTCTTGATCTTTTTGCAAGATCCAAAATTCATTCTTTAGTACCGGTTTAGCTATTATCATATAAATGACCTTGATATTTTTGATTCAGCCATGTGCTGTATTGTTCTGCAGTTTCGCTGAGTTTAATTAACTCATATCGTCCGCAAAAACGCATAAATTTTAAACCCACTTGACCAATATCGCTAGTGCGTATTTGTTCTTTGATTGCAGAATCAACTTGTTCTTTGACTGTGTCGGGCTGCTGTGTGAGATCAATCAATGTTCTATTGCGTTGATAATCATCTAATACTCTATGTTCAGAGCCATTGTGATCGATCCACCTTTGCAACATGAGATTATTCCACGCGAATCCCTTTTGATGCCGATCGTTAAAAGCTTCTAATAGACCAATTTTATTTTTACTGCTTTTAAGCCTGACATTTGGGAAAGCAGAGAAGATATTGTCTGTGGGATCGCCACGCATACATTTCTCAAACAATAACCATTCAGGGTCAGGCGTTTGTTTAGCAGTTTTGGTTTTACGGTCTTGACAGGGACGACCTCGGCTGTCAAAGATACCATTTACAGTCAACAATTCATCTGTGATCCCATTGTATTGCTGCACCTGTTCGGACAGCAGTTGTACAAAGTCTGTGTCACTGCTGATAATGATATGTTCATCCTTAGGATGTAATGCAATAAATCTAGCAATAATATCGTCCGCTTCGGCATTGGCATGACGAATAACTGAGCAGTTGGTCTGTGTTTTAAGATACTCAACAAAGTGATCGTAGGTTTCCCAGAACAGTCGGTCTTCTTGTTGTTGACTAGGACTAAGTTGTGCTCGGGCTACTGCACGATTTTTTTTGTAAGGTTCATAGATATCCTTACGCCAACTGCGACCTTCTAAAGCAAATATGACATGATCAGCTTGGAATTTACGGAATACTTTGTTAATTGAACTCAATGTGACATGCAAAGCATAACCAACTTTTTCCTGTTCGTCTGTGGCACGAAAGGCAGTATGTCTAGCACGGAAAAAAGTATTAGCAGTATCAATCAAAAGATATTTCATAATAGAAATTCGTGGTGGTGATTGCTAATTATAGTACCTAACAGAAATTTTGTCAAATTTTACTGAATCCTCTCAGTAATAGCCAAACTATCAGTTTACTATTCACAGTATAAACTGAAATTTGTTTATAGTTTCCTACAAAGTTCCAATCGGTTCCTGGTGGTCCCCATTGTTGTCTTAATTGCCTGAGTTGGTCGGTTATATGATTTGAATTTCCAGTAATTGAGAAGGCTTGCATCAACTGATTTCCGATCTACCATTACCCAAATCTCTTACTTTGGTATAGGTATTAACTATGGCTTGTTCTTGTTCATAGGTTTCCATTACCACATGTCTACAGATATTTTGAAACCAACGATCGACAATATCAGCATCGCTGTCATCCTTTTTCAATTGATATCCTGCTCTGATCAAATCAGCTATGAATTTATCATTCCAATCTAGTTCAAAACTACCTTGATGTAAATTATTAGGGTCTAGTTCAAAACTTACTATTTTAATGTAGGGTTGCCCTTGTTCGGTAGCTAAGTCTTTGGCAGACTTGGTTGGAGATTGTGTTTGTTTAGCAGTGACTTTTTTAAACCAATTTAACATGTTACCAACTTTCAATATCTGTGATATCAATTTTAATTTTTGATCTAGTTTCGAATTCAGCAGTTACTACAGATCCAATTCCATTGGAATTATCAAATGTTAAATCTACATAATCAGGATTATGATTTTCAAAAATTTCTAGTAATTTTTTAAATTCATTCCGGGTCATTCGAAAAGATTTCATTATGTGCCCCATTGATTCTTGAAAAGCGGCACTTGAAGTCGATCACTGTATCTATAGCCTAGCTTCATGGCCACTTCTGCTACCTGTCGATTATGTGCGTGGTAGACACTGTCTACACCGCCCACAGGCATAAGATAAATTGGTCCAGTAAATCCCTCATCTCGATATTGATGAACCGTGTGTTCAATTTCATCAATGTCATTCATGCCAGTGACCACAAACTTCAAGTAGGTATAGCCCACACTCTCATAGTCAGAAACAATTTGGGGTTTGATAGCATCTTCAAATCGTTCACCACTGACGCTGAGTTTAGGAGATACCGAGAAAGTAATTTCTCTGGGTTTAGTATAATACCAACGCAGCCACTCGTTGAGTGATTCTTTGAACTCCGAAGTCAACGGTTGTGTACCATTGGTTTCAAAAGTGATCTCAGTAAGTCCACGCATAAGGCCGTGATTGAGTAATTCTGGATAGCTACGCTGCCAACCCAGTAATGGTTCACCGCCGGTGATTACTAAGTGTTCGTCTTGCCATTCTTTGTGTGGAAGGAGATCAACAATATTTTGAGCTAGGCCATCAATCTCAACCAGTGGACTCAAATGTTTGAATTCTGGATAGACCGCAGCATAACTATCGCATCCTGTTTCGACTAATGGTAAACTTTTGTAATTTTGATACCTATTAATATTATCAATAATAGAGACTACTTCAGGATTATGTGTTTCTTGATCTGGGATGGAGTTTTTGTCTCTGCCAAAGCCTCGACAACGAAAATTACAACCAAAAGTTCTTAGAAAGACACTGGGCACTCCCATATATCGGCCTTCGCCCTGGATTGAAAAAAAAAAAGTTCGGAGACTTTGATCTTCGATTTGTTCATTTTTAATTTTCCTTATTAAAACGATAGTGGCCTAATTTATAAGACCTAATGCTTTTTCAAATTTTTCTTTGTCAATTATTTCATATTGATCTTTAACTAACGGCCATTCATATATGTTAACATTTTTTTGCTTCCCTGTCAATATATTTCTACAACGAGAAGGAATTTTAGACATGTTGATCCTTATTGATTGCTTGGGCGTTGTCGCCAATAAAAATAGTCGACCATTTACGCAATTTTGTTCTTTTGTTTACAGCGGCAGAATCTATGTTTGCTTGATTTATGAGATTATTTTCTACCAGCAGTTCTATCATGCAGATTAAATCACCAATTTCTTCTTCGAGATGTTGACGATTATTTCTGTGATCTTTGGGATTTAATCCTGAAAAACCAAATCTATTTACTTTACTAACTGCCTGTATGACCTCTGCACATTCTTCTTGCAATATAGAAAGTATTTCATTTGTATTGTCTATCATTTTTTAATTGCCTTTACACAAAGATGCCAACCTAGATATTTTTTCACCGCGGCTTTTACTGTGTCTGGCATGGCTTCAAACCAGGGTTCTAACACATAGTTGCCACGACGATATTCTTCAACATTATACATGAAACAGTGATCTTGTCTAATATCAATTATATCAAAATATCCCATTACTAACCAATGTATTTTATCGTTGTCATAGGTTTCGGCATAAGGGCAATTGTCTTGAGCCTCATATTGATCTAACCCTGCGCTGATCATTGCCGATTTCCAACTGTTTTCGGCATAAACCAAAAATCTAAATTCACCAGTGTCTTTGACTAGGTTATAGACATTTTTTACGATTTCCTGTGGGCGTGGACTATGATGTATTACTCCCATACTATAAACTAAATCAAATTGTCCTAACTCATAGACTATGTCTGGATCGGCGCTATTACAACAGATAAATCGTCCATCCAAGTCTTGTACTTGAAATCTTTTTTGACAAAGTTCTATACTCTTTGAGCTTATATCTATTCCTGTATAGATAGCGCCATTGCGAACAAACTGCTCTGCATCTGTGCCAATTCCACAGCCAATTTCCAAAACTCTTCGACCGCGCCATTGGTCGAAACTGGCAAAATCTCTGATATGTGGTTCTACATGATATCGTCTTGCAGTAATTTCATTCCAATATTGTGTAGTATTGGGATCAGCTTGGCTATGACGGCTGTTGCAGGGTTGCCTATCCCAGTATTCAACTATTTCTTCTGTAAGCGATTTCATGTTTATTATTGTGTTCTGGTTAAACGATTTTTAATATCGGCTTTGTACATTTTTTCCCAAATGTCGTGACGATTTTCCGCCCCATCTCTGAACCATGAGCAAATACGGTTTTCCTTTTTTTCAATGTATTCGCAGAGCTTAACTGCTTCTGACAATCGTTTTTGTCTCCAACTTATATGGTTGAAATCTCTAGGATCGTTAGGATTGCCTTCGAGCATGGGTCTATTCTTATAGGTAGTATCGTGATTATTGCCTGTTAGGTCATATCTGTCATGCTCAACAAAGACTGGTATATTAACCATTATGTCTAACATATATGCAATATGACTTATCCAAGCATCGTTGATTTGATGTGGACAAAGATGTCCTAGAATTTCTGTCCATTCTCTAGGAACAATTGGAAAAATAGCGTAAGGATGTTCGTTTGTGGTTTCTGCTCTCAAAACTCTAAATTGCGATGAATGCTTAAGAATCTCTCTATCCCAATTTTGTGTTTTCATTACTGCATCATCATTATAAAAAAACAACCATTCGCCGGTACTGATCTTACTTAAGGCGTTAAGATACTCGTTTAGTCTAATGTAACCAATGGGATTAAAACTTACTACAGTATACCCACAACCAAATTTATCCTTAATAAATTCTTTAAGTTTGCCAGTGGCAAATTCTATTACTGCTTTGTCGTCTTTGTCTAATGCTAACAAAATTTCAATTTGTTTTGCATCAGAAGCACGCTCTAAAAGCGTTACAACGGACTTTTCTAAAGCGGCGATACGGCCTCTACTAGGTAAAAGCACACTGATTTTATATTTGCTGGTCATATTATACAAAAGTTTTTAGTAATGGAGGAAAGTATATTGCTGTAATTACTGTTTGTACAGTCAGCAAGCTATACTTTCTCCATAGTATGGCCTGAATTGCCCAACCTAAGTTACTGACAAATAAGAACCATATGTTGAGTGGGTAAATATTCAGAGAGGTCAATGCTGCACCGATAATCAAGATTGCTGTAATTGACCACTCAAAAATTCCTGCCCAAGGTTGACGCATATCAGCGTAGATCTCTGGCTTCTTCCCTAGTGGGAGCCAAACTGACCAATGGTGTCAACGCTAAGATAATTGCCAGTTTAAATAAGGTAGATCCTGAAACAATTCTGGCTATCGCAGTATCAAAATTCATAACCGATCCGCCAAGAATAGTGGGAAATACAATAAAAGCTAAAATTACAAAGAAAACTGCATCCACTGGCAAACTAAACAAATTACTAAAAAATGTTCGTGCCCAGCTGCTGTAATCCTTTTCCCACATCCACTGATAAACATATGTGTTTACCCATTGGCTTAATACAGTGGCAATTTCCGAACCTAATACAATACCCAAGCTCATTCGAAATACGGCATCAAAGTTTACACTAGGGCGAAATGCCGGCGCTGGCAAAAAGGTCATTATGTACATAAATGCTGCTACTGCTAAGTTAAGCACCACACCAATTAAAATAACATTTTTGGTTATCTGTGCACCAGCAAGTTTATGCAACATATCCCGTGTCACAAAGACCACTGCAAATAACAATGCACCTGCAGGAGTAACCACCCAACCAAAATCTAAAAACTTGGCTGCAGCAAAATCTGCCACTGTCATTGCCATAATTAGAGCTGCCGAGAGACCAATTATCCAATATAGAGTCTTGTGGTCTAATGTCATTGAAGGATCATTGAAGATTTTATCATGTAAAGAAGTTGTCATTGTGTTTCCTTGTTTTGTATGATATTTAATCTAGGATTGAGTCTAAGAGAAATTATAGACCTTCGTCTAGGTTTTCGTTCCATTCTCTATGACCTTCACGCCAGGCCATATTACTTTGAGTTTCACGAACTTCTACTCGATAGCACCAAATTCTCTCTGCTTCTCCTTGACCTAGATAGTCTGGAATATAAACTGAATTTACGAATTTGTAAAGCATATCGGCAATCATTTCGCAGCCCATAGCGGGCAATACTGTGAGTTTCAGAATTCCGTCTTGTTCTAGTTTGCGATAGAGTTCTAAATCTGGATCATCTTGTGCTATCAATGTTTTGTGATCAAACTGATCTTTAAGAATTTGTTTGAGTTCTTTGAGACCGCCGTAGTCAACTACCCAACCACGACGGTCTAATTGATTAGCTCCAAAGAAAAACTTAAAACTAAATGAATAACCGTGATTAAGATTGCAATGTGTATCCGCTCGCCACTGTTTGTATGCACAAGGAAATTCATCCACATATTCTTTCGTTGATGTAAATTTGTAAATAATAGGTGTATAGGTTGTCATCTCTTTCTCCTAGAGTCGTTGATGACATGCAGAATTTCTAAAGCGGGATGAATGTCCTAGACCGCTGATATTATTCTTGTCGTGTTCCGGTTAGCTGCAATAATGAAATAAAGATATTAATAAAGTTCAAGTATAAACGCAGAGCACCCGTTACTTCGACAATATTATTACCTTCTACACTGAGTTCCTCGCGAATTTGCTGTGTATCATAGGCTGTTAATCCTAAAAAAATCACAATCGCAGCAGCACTGATTATTGTTTGAAACATACTATTGCCAATAAAAATATTAATAATACTGGCGATAATGATTGCAATCAACGCAATTAAAAGATACCGACCCAAAGAATGCAAATTCTGTTTTGTAAAGTAACCGTAAAAACTAAGTGTGCCAAATAATACCGCGGCGCCCATAAATGCGCTGGTAATACTGCCTAATGTAAAAGTATGAAAAATTGTTGCTGTACTTAGACCCATCAAAGCAGCAAAGCCATGCAACATAGCTAATGCAATGGGTTTCGGTGGATTATTTGCTAAAGCCATACCGATGGCAAAAACAGCTACCAGAGGAGCAAAAATCACAATCCATTTCATAAAACCAGTAAAGAAAAAAGTCATAAGAGCTGAACTGCTTGCTACTAGTAAACTAACAATTAAACTTGTTACTACCGCCAGTAACATGTTATTGTAAACTCGTAGCATACCACTGTTAATCTCTGACGCACTTCTGTAGATATATTGTTGATCTGTTAAAAGCATTTTAAATCTCCTTATCGACAATTATTTACTATATTCATAAATTCCAAACGAACAGAATTATCTGACTTAAATACCCCGCCTAATTTGCTGGTCACAGTTGAACTTCCTGTATCTTCTACGCCACGACTGCGTACACAATAGTGTGTGGCATCAATTACAACAGCAATATTATCTGTGTTGAGAATATACTGTAATGCATGGTAAATCTGCTCAGTTAACCGCTCTTGAATCTGCGGCCGTTTGCTAAAGTATTCTACAATACGATTGATCTTGCTTAGTCCTAAAACCTTTTTGTTAGGAATATAAGCTACTGTAGCTAATCCATCAATGACTACGCCATGATGTTCGCAGTTACTTTGAACATTGACATTGCGTTCTACGATCATTTCGTCGTAGCTCATTTTGTTTTCAACAGTAGTGCATTTTGGAAAATTTTCTTCTTTTAGACCAAAATAAATTTCATTTATATACATTTTGGCCATGCGGTTTGGTGTTTCTGCCAAACTGTCATCATTGAGATCCATGCCAACTGTTTGCCAAATTTCACGAAATGCTCGTTCTAGAATGTCGATTTTCTTTTTATTCTCTACAGCAAGTGCGGCTTCAATAATGGGTGTTTCTACGCCCATTTTAGTTAGATGTTGACGAATTTGTCGACCCAATACAGGATCTACTTTAGTTTTGTCGAAACTCATATTTGTTCTCCTTACTCAATGTGAGTTTGTAATTGATGTACTGTGTGGGAATCTATCATATCCCCGCACAGTATTTATCATTGATATTTGCTTTCTCTAAGATATTTTCTGTAATCTGTAGTATCGCGCAACCATTGCTGACCTTGCCCTGTGATAATATCACAGATACGATCTATAGTGCCATCAGTCCAGTTGCTGATTTTGCCCATGCTGGGATGTGGATGATCTAGTAGTTTTTCTAATTTATCGAGCGCATCCTCCATTGACCATGGCACATACATGCGTTCGTGATCATTGGCAAATGTTTCCGGGAAACTGCGATATGCCGGGTAAAGTACATTACATCCCAATGCGTCTGCTTCGCTGACAGTATTACTGACCCAATCCTGTAAAGCACAATTAAAAACTACACGGCTATCATTGACAATATCGTAATAGGCGTTCTTGTCAAGATTGTCGTAGATTTTCAAACGACCATCTACGACCAGTTGTTGTGTTCTTGCCATATAGCTAGAATTATTGCTTTTAAGTTGGCCACCGGAACATACGCAGAATTCCAAATTTGAGGTTGGATGTCTGCGGTAATACGCTTCGATTAGGTCCATATAAAAATCTGGCTGTTTTTCCTGATCCCATCGAGCAGAAAATACCACACGATATTTACGGTCTTTGAATGGTCTAAGGTCTTTGACTCTTTCTCGAACTTCGTCTTTGCCAAAAGCTAGACCACTTATATTGTATATTGGTGCAGTCCAGCCGGCAATTTTCATATGCATGACCATTTCTTCGTTACTGGCCAAAACACCATCTACGAATTCGTTAACCATTTTTTCGTAAAGGCCCATCCATTTTGACATACCCCATACATGGACGAAATCATCAGGATCAATGGACTGAGCAAGACAACGAACAAAAATCCTAGGGCGCTGATCGCTAGTAATTTGATTGAGAATATAAGGTAAGCTTTCGATACCGGGCTGAAACATGTCTTCGAAAAAAACGACATCATCGCTGTTGACTTCTCCATTACGCATCATCTCTACAAGGTTCATCATTTGACTCATGGAATAATAACTGCGGCCATGAGCATCTAAGACCTGTCCTACAGAAATACTTTTAGTATTATCTAATGTTGTTCCGGGCACATAGACAACATTCAAGTTTCGGCGGGCAAATACTCGCCTGTTCCATTCTGTAAGTTGCAGTGTATAACGAGCCTTGTAAGATTCAAGGCCCATATAAAACAAGGTTCTCATGCCAGCCCTTCTAGCTTTTTGGCATCCTCGGCCCATTGATTTTTGAAATTCTTTCCTGCTAGGAATTTTGTGTATTGTTGCCAAGCATAGCTGCGGAAATTGTTAATATCATTTTCGCTATAGCGATAACCATACTCGCGACAAAAGTCTAAATATTTTTCCAGTGTATCAAAGACTTCTGCTACTTGTGGGTTATGACGAATAGTGACTTTACTCATAGTGCTCTCTCTAGTTGTGGTTAGATTAAATTGAAATAAGTTGTGGTTGATGTGTTTCGTAGCGGATAAAACAACCGTTTTCTCCGTCTTCTGAGACTTCGATCCAAACACTGTGGTTTGGATACTTACTAGCAATCTGCAGATATAGATCAT